ACATCCGCCAACGGAGAGGTGTTCCGCCCCAATTACCATGTCGTTTGTGAGGGCAAGGCGGATGTCAAGGCAGGCGCGGAAGTTCGGTGCATGGATGGTGGCAGCGTAAGGGGTGAAGGTCGGGTGTACATCGTAAAGGGAACTAATTACTTCAATTACTCTGAGATATGGATGTAGAGAGCGACTTCTCCGATGTCGAGAAATACTTCGAGGATGGCAAGTGGGAGGTGCTAAAGGCGATGATTGACGTTGGCGACGCGGCCGTAAAGGACGCGGAGGAAAACGGAACATTCCAAGACCACACCCTTAATTTGAGAACATCCAACGAGTTTGACGTGAACGATGATGGTTTGACGTTGCAGAACACGGCGGAATACGCATCCTATGTCGAAGCGAAAGGGTTTGAGGTGTTGAGTGGCGCGGCTTTGAGGGCGGAGAAGAAACTAAAAGAAATGTTTGAGTAGTATGAATTTCGGAGATATTATAACAGCCCTGCAAAATGGGAAAATTGTAAAACGTAGCATTTGGGGTGAAGGTATTTGTGTTGTCAAACAGATTGATTCGGACATTAAGCCTGATATTGTACCGAAAATGCAAAGCCTCCCGAATGATGCAAAGGATTTTGTGTTAGCAAGTGAAACGAAGACCATTCATTATCGTAGCCAGTGTTTGAAGCTGAAACGGTATAGCGATGGTGGCGTTATCGCTACTAATTATGTTCCCGATTGGATTGACATCTTTGCAAAAGATTGGGAGATTGTAACCGAATAGAACTTATGATAGTAACCACCGACATAGCGAACATCCTTTATCGAGATTTCAAGGTGTTGGACATTGACATCGTGTCTTTCGGGGAAACGCTTACGGGCGAACTTGACAAGGAGCGCATTACGATACACGTCAAGAAACCGACATCCGAGGACTATTGGGTGAAACGCTTTGCCGAGGTGAACATCTGCGTTCCCGACATTCGTCCAAACATGGCCAACACCATCCGTCTTAACGAATTGGAAAGGCTTGCCAACAATAAGTTCCAAGTCGTGACTGACATCCAAGACGGCACGAGGTACAAATACGAGGTGGAGACCTCCATTGAAGCGGACACAGCTTTGAAGTGTCATTTTGTGAATTGCAAGGTATTGTTTAACGTATTAAATGTAAGATAATTATGGGACAGATTACAGCAGTGGGCATCAAAAAAATACTCTATGCCGACACTTCCAAGATAACAGCTGACTTAACGGCGGACTTGGCTAAGACCCTTATTAAGGCAGCTATCACCGCCAAAGATGAGGTTCGAAACGTGCATGGCGAAACATGGAACGTTGAAGAGAGTGAAGCTTCCGTAAACGGATATAAGAACCAACTTAATGGTCAAACATATCGCTACGAGACCACCCCAGGTGATATGTCTGTGAGCTTCACTATTGGACAATATGAATACGCCACGAAAGCAGCCCTCATGGGTGGAACTCCTATTAAAAAGGGTGGCGCTGGAGCAGATAAAGATAATATCGTTGGATGGAAACGCTCTAACGAAAAAGTTGTGATTAAGAAAGCACTCTTTTGTCTTACTAACGATGATGTGTGGCTTATCTTCACAAATACCCAAATCACAGCGCGCGAGGCTAACACCGACAAGGCCATCGCCATCGGTGTAAAAGCTCTTGTTCAAACCCCCGAAGTTGCAGGAGTGTCAGCAGAGTATAATTTTGACGAAGCAGAAGTAAAAGCTCTAGTTTAATTCAAGTTAAGTTTAACGTCGTGGGTGGGAGTGGTAAAGAGCCACCCTCACCCACTTTTATTTATAAACATGAGTAAAGCATCAAAGCTTATATCAAAAGCTATTACTGGAGAGGATTACGAATTAGTTTTCATTAATGGTAAATCATATGTTATGTTCCCACCTACAATAAAAAAACTGGCTGGGGCTATTTCGTGTATCAGCGATTTAGACTTTAACGATGGGGCAACTTTAAAAGATGTTTTCCTTTCATGTAAAGATTGTACCTCTTATAGTAAGGCGTTATCTTGGTTAATACGTGGTGATGCGTCACTGGAGTCTGAATTATCAGAAGCAACTCTTACAGAGATTTTAGACGCTATGGAGATAGGGTTAGACATGGTTGGTGTAACCCCTTTTTACAAAGCTGCCAGCTTGACGAGGAGCGCAAACCTGCTGGCAGCAAGTCCGAGGTAGTCGGCAACAGAACCCTCTTGGGTCAGATTGCGTCATTCATGGAGAATTTGCACCTCTCCTATTATGAAGTCACAGAGAATATACCTTACAGAAACCTTATCATGATGCAAAGGGACAAGCAGCACGAGGTCTTCGGTGACGTGGTAAAGAAAGTCAGCGGTAAGGATTTTGCCGCTAGGAGAAAAAACAGATAATATGCCGAAACTATATTTTAAGGTCGGGGCGGACTATGAGAACGTTATCCGCCTGCGTGACGAGATAACCAAGCTCAAACAGGCATTGGGCAACATCAATGCCGTTCAGTCGCCAACAATGTTCAATGCCGTCAACGCTCAATTGAAGGAAACTTCCGTACAACTCCGAGCCTTGGAGGCAAAGGGGGCGGAGGCTGGTGCAGTTATGGACAGAGATTTCAAGAAGAAGATATATGACGCTTCCAATGTGGTGAATGGCTTGACATCCGAGATTATTGAGCAAAAGAAGATAATCGCTTCCACCAAGGAGGACATAAGGCAGCTTACGGAAAAATACCAAGCACTTTCCAAGTACGAGAGAACAGGTTCGCCCGTCACGTCTGAACTGAAAAAGGCAAAAGATGCACTTTCGGAGCAAAACTATGCTCTTTTTGAACTCTCACAACAACAAGCAACCGCTAGGCTTTCGGTGAAACAGCTACGAGATGAATATGCACTCTTCAAAGACGAGGGTAAAGAAGTTGCCTTGTCTGTTTCAGACATATCCAATTCATTCAAGAAAGCCTTTGGTGTAGTTGCTGGAATATCCTCGTTGGAGCAGCTTATCAGTAAAATTATAGACGTACGTGGTCAGTTTCAACAGGCTGACACCGCCATACAAACCATGCTCGGCTCGAAAGAAAAGGCAGATGCGTTGTTGGCCAAAGTTAGGGAGTACGCCACGGTGTCACCCTTGGAGTTTGGAGACATCACCTCCGCCACACAGATGATGTTAGGTTTCAATATTGAAGCTGAGAAAATTCCACGCTTCATTGAGGCCATAGGAGATGTTTCTATGGGAAACTCGCAGAAATTCAATTCCCTTAGCCTTGCTTTCTCGCAGATGAGCGCGACAGGCAAGCTGATGGGGCAGGACTTGAACCAAATGATTAACGCAGGTTTCAACCCACTTTCCATTATGGCTGAAAAGTCGGGCAAGTCCATCGCTACATTGAAAAAGGAGATGTCGGACGGCAAGATTACCACTGAAATGGTACAACAGGCATTTATTGACGCTACCAGTGCTGGAGGTAAATTCTATAACATGTCGGAGAATGCCTCGAAGGACATCAGCGGACAGATGTCAATGCTCAGTGATGCTATTGATAGCGCATTGAATAACATGGGCAAAGCTTCCGAGGGTATGATTATGAAGGGGATTAAAGCTGCTACCACACTTGTACAAGACTATGAACGTATTGGGAAGGTTATCGGCGCATTATTGGTAACTTATGGATTATATAAGACTGCAGTCATGGTTGCAACAGCAGCAGAGAATGGGCATAGACTTTCTATGCTAGCCATGCGCGCACAAGTTTTATTAAATCAAAAAGCGGTGGCGTTCCTAAATGCCACTATGTTAGCTAACCCGTACGTTCTTGTTGCTGTGGCTATTGGTGCTCTCCTCACCAAATTAGCATTACAAAAGAGCCACACAGACCGAGTTAGAGAAGCTCAAGAAAGATACAATGAAGAGAAACAGAAAGCCATTGACTTGGAGAACGAGCATAAGGCAAAAGTTGATAGTCTTCTAAATATCGCATCTGATGAGTCCTTGGCGACCGATAATCGGAAAGAAGCTCTTGTTAAGTTATCAAAGCAATACCCCGACATATTTGCAAAATATAAGACCGAAACGGAGATGCTTAACAATATCTTGAATATCAAGAACGCCATTGCCGAAGCTGACGGTAGGACATCTGTTACCAACCCCCTTAACGGAATAAATGATATAGACAAAAAGCTGAAAGAGCTTGGCCCGAAATCGAAGCTAGGCGGGGCGTTAGGTACGGCAACCCAAATATATGGGTTGCAGTTAAGTACATTCGCTTCAATAGTTGGGGTGGCAGGTTGGGATATTACAGAAAAAGCATCCGATAAAAACTCTAAAATCGACCAACTGAAAATACAAAGGGCGCAACTTGTCAAGCAGATGGAAGATGAAAAGAGTGATAAATATTTTTCTAATCTTGGTGCACAGAGTATTTCTGCGCTACGAAAAGAAATATCTGTAAGAAAAAACCTAATCGCCCAAGCAAAACTACAAAACAAGAAATACGGAAAGATAACTTCGGGTGGTTCTAAGGGTACATTCTCGTTAGACGATCTACAAGGCCAGATAGGTATATTAGAGAGAAATATCAACGAGCGCACACAGAAAACTCAAATCACCAAAACATCCCTTGCAGATAAAAAACGTCAGCTACAATCAGAACTGGACTTACTCTCTTATGAAGAAGCTGTGGGAAAGAAAGGTGCTGAAATAAAGCGCAAGATAGAAGAAATAAACAAGAAAGAGAGTGCATATTCTGTCAACGGCGCCAAGAAAGATAAAACGTCACAAAAGGAAGCACAAAAGGCGGACAATGATATGCGTGCAAAATCTGAAGCGCTGGAGAAGATAAGACAAGACCTCGAAGAAGCATCAGAGCAGCGTGCTATTGATGCTATGAACGAAAGTTCTGAAAAGACCATACGAAAAATGGCATTTGACCACAAAAGGGAAATGGCCTTGATTGAACAGCAGCGGAAAGATTTCCTAAAGGCTAAAGCCGATAAAGCTGAAGCGAGAGCCAAAGCAGCAGGCAAGAAAATAGACCGCAGCACAATAACGCTCAGCGAGGAAGAAGAAAATACTTTTAAATCGATGCGCGATAATCTTGAAACAAAATACAGAAAAGACAAAGATGAAGCCTATCGAATGGAGTTACAATCTATGTATGACTACCTCAAGGAATATGGTACGATACAACAACAGAGGTATGCCATCGCAAAGGAATATGATGACAAGATAGCCAAGGAAGCGGATGCGAACCGCAAGCTGTCGCTCCAAAAGGAAAAGGAAACTGCATTAGCCAAGGCAGATGCAAACAAAATAGCAATGAACATAGACTGGGGCGCATCTTTTGAAGGTATTGGGAACGTTCTCAAAGACATCGCCAAGGAGACATTAAAAGAGGTTGAAGCATACATGAAAACTGCAGATTTCAAACAACTTTCACCCGAAGGTAAGAAATCTTACGTTGACCTTAGAAATAACCTAAGAAAAGAAGGCTCTGGTAATGCTACAAGTCCGTTTAATCTTTCCGTTTGGGGCGAGGTGGCACAACTAACAAAGGAATATCAAGATAGCGTAAGGAAGTTCAAGGACGCCCAAACCGAACATACGCAGGCTGTGGAAGCCCTTATATCTGCAGAGAGCGAATTAGTGAAAGCCACCGATGACACTCAAAAAGCGATGGCGCAAAAGGCTATCGAACTAGCAAAGAAAAATGTAGAACAGACAGCCGAAGCACAAAACACCGCGGGAGATAATATGAGGGATGCAAAACAGAACCTAACCGATACGGCTAATTCCGCATCGCAAGGTTTAAAAAACTTTTCAGATGCGATAGGAGAAATGTCGAAAGGCACTCTCTCGGGATTTGCTAATGGTATCTCTAAACTTGTCACCAGCCTTGGGAAAGGCTCTGATGGTGTTGGCAAGAGTCTCAATGAATTAGGCGGTAAAGTGGGCGGTATCATTGGGGCTATATTACAGATTATAGATACTTTAGGGGATGCTCCAGCATCTTTCATAGATGGATTGCTAAATAAGGTTGCCAAGGTCGTGGAGACTGTAATTGCTGAATTGCCAAAGATAATAGAAACTATTCTTAAAGGTGTTGTTAATATTGTTGCAGGTTTAGGGAAAGGCATATTCCGAATGTTTGGCTTAGGGTCAAGTACGGATAGACATGCAGAAGAGATGGCCGTACAAAAGGAGATTTCTAAAAAGCTAGACATTGTCAATACTAGCATAAACAAACTAAAAGACACCCTTAGCAAATCTTATGGAGCAGACGCGGTGAAGACAAAACAAGAGATAGACAAACTTGTTGCAAAGAACCAATATGAATATATGGAAGGCGTATTGTCAGCAGGTGTAGATAACTATGGCAGTGGGTCTTCTGATTTTTATCATTGGAACAAAAATTCTATTGGAGCCGCTAAGGCCATTGCCAAAGAATATAACCTAGGAGAGGTGGAAAGATGGGAACAGTTATTTATCAAATTAGGCACAAAAGAAAATGGCGAAGGGGCTAAAATACTAGACAAGATACGTACAGACCATGGACTTGATTGGTGGTATGTGATGCAGACGCAAGGTTACAACGAGGGTAAAATTGGCGAGTGGCTCACCAAATGGGCGGACAGCGCAAAAACTATTGAAGAAGCTGAAGATAAGCTAAAAGAACGTATTACAGGGACAACCTTAGATAACGTTTTTGACGGAATGCTTAACTCCTTAAACGAGTTTGCCAATGGTTCTAAAGACGTCTTTGATAACGTGGCGAAAGATTGGCAGAAGATGATAAACAAGATGGTGATAAATAATATTATCGGAAGTAAGCTGCAAGAAGATGCCAAGAAAGTGTATGACATGATAAGCAAGGCGTACAATCCCGAAACGGGAGAAGTAGACAAAACCAAATTGGATAAGGCCAAAGAATTGCATCAAGCGTCCATGGAGAGGCACGCCAATTATATAAACGCCTTAAAGGAAGTAGGTCTTGTCAAAGAGCCGTCCAGCATGGAAACGCAAAAGGCGACCATTAACGAGGAACGCTCATTGTCGGATGACACAGGGACACGCATCGAGGGCAGGTTGACGGCCATACAGATTGCCGTTGAAAGGGCGAATGGCGTACGTGATACGCAGAACGCCTCCTTGTCCCTGATGAACGCCACGTTGGCGGACGTGAGGGGTATAAATATGCAGATGTGCGACATCGCGAATGAGAACCGCGATATTTTAGCCAATTCGTACTTAGAGTTAAAGGAAATATCAAGGAACACGGGGGAGAGCGAGAAACACCTTCGTGAAATGAAACAGGAATTACAGGAAGTTAAACGGATAATAAAGAACGCATGAGAGGTGAACTATTGATAAATGGGAAAGACGCTTACTTGGAATGGGGAGTTAGCATGGGCGACAAGTTCTTGGATGCCTTGGGC